AGTACGAAAGTTACTTAGCGATCTCAAAGCCGAAGGCGTAGGCAACGCCACGATTGCCCAAGCCAAAGCATCTATCGGCTCAGCGTTCAAGGAGTTAGTCGATAGCGAAGAGATCGCCAGCAATCCAACTCATGGAGTCAAAGTCAAAGTCATGGGGTCAGACTTTCAGAATGTATTAGACCCCGAAGAATTCAAGAAGATCATCGTGCATCTGCCAACTGAGGGCGCACAACTGTTTGCTAAGTTCCTAATCGCAAGCGGGTGCAGATTTGGTGAAGCAAGCGAGATCAGAGTCAAAGACTTTAATTTCAAGACAGGCGAGGTATATGTCCAGCGCAGAGCGAGCGATGTAGGCAGAAGCAATACCAAGAGTGGCTCTCGCATCATGGTCATAGAAGCCACAAAGTCGGGTCACAAGCGTAGTGTCACGCTCAGCAAAGCCCTACTACAAGAGATCAAGCAATATATCTCGGTAAAAGCACTAGCAAAAGATCACCTGCTGTTCTCAAAGGCACTTGTATTAACAGAAGGTAAAATTAGAGGTTCACGAGAAACAAAGTCTGAGCGACCATTCGCAAAAGACGGAAAACTGTTCCAGCATGGAACTACCTATGCCTACGGGCATGGCGGTTGCAGATGTGATCTATGCAAGGAGTCGGTGCGTAAGTACCGAGCCAAAGCAAGAGCAAAAGCAAAGCCATACCAGAAGCAAGGTAGTGCCAACGATGAAATGAGTCACCTATCTCGTGATGTATGGAGAACTACATGGAACAAAGCAATAGCCAAATCAGGAATTGATTGGAGTCCACGAACCCACGATCTCAGACACGCTAACGCTACGGCGTTGCTAAAGAACGGCGTAGATGTGCATGAGGTCAAGGAGAGACTCGGACACCGATCAATTAAAACTACGGAACGGTATTTACACCGAATCCGCAACCAGCGATCAGAGGCAGGAGAAATCGCCAATGATTACTTGGAGTGATGTAACTATGAAAGCAATATCAAAAGCAAGGCTGATGTTGGGAACTATCTCAGTATCAGGAATGACCCTAGCGATCTTGGTCGGTCTATCCGCACCAGCGATCGCCCCTAGCAGAGCCGATGCTCTGACGGCGCAACTAGCCCCATATCAGAACGCCAAGCAACTCTCCGACAAGCAATTAGTCGGGCTGTTGAAGGTAGTCGGGTTCAAGGGCAAGCACCTTCAGGAAGCATGGGCTGTGGCTAAGAAAGAATCACATGGGAATCCCCTCGATTACAACGGTAATCGCAAGACAGGAGATAACTCGTTCGGTCTATTTCAGATCAATATGCTTGGTCAAATGGGCGCAGATAGACGAGTTCAATATGGTTTAGCGAAAAACGCTGAACTGCTCAACCCTGTGGTCAATGCCAAAATTGCTTATCAAATGAGCAACGGTGGCAAGAACTGGAGTGCATGGAAGGGCGTACATACTCAGGTAGTGCAGTACTGGCTAACTAAGTACCCCTACAAAGCGACAACCACAAAGGCGCATAAGCCAAAGGCAAAAGCCAAAGCAATAGCAAAAGCCAAGCCTAAGCACAAGCAATAGCAGAAGGCGGTGAAGATGCCCCCTCGAAAGAGGGGGTATTCTTAAAAGCAATAGGAGAAGGCGATGAAGAACGAAGATTCTTACAACAAAGTCAGACTTACTGAATACGGCGGTTACTCGCACCAGCCTCTTAGTTCTAAAGACATGTACTTTCAGGATATATCAAAAAAATCCCAGACAGAGTTAGCCAAGCATTATTGGTTAGAAATGAAGAAGCAAGAAGAGCGAGAGCAGAAGCATAAGCAATTTGCTAAAGGCTCTGACCACCTCAATCAAACAGAACTAACTCGCCAGGGCGCTGAAGCCTTGTACTGGAAGTTACTTGCTCCACTCAACTACAAGATCCTTGAAGGCAAGTACATACTCGTCTGCCCAGTCTGCGATGCCGATCTAGGGTTCTCTATAGACCGCATGGTCTACACCCGACATTTCACAATGGAATCTGTATGGGGCGCACAGCAACGCAAACTCCACGATGCTGAGTGCAAAGCCACACCAGAAGCATAAGCAGTAGCAAAAGCCCTATTTAGAGCAAGTGCATGTCGCACAATGTTGTCTATCCCAAGCCCTTTGGGTGTTTGTTGAGTAAGAAACGGCTTCAAGATGATCAGGATTAACACAAAGTTTTACATTACAAAGATGATCAATGACTTGTCCTTCAAGGATGTCTCCTTTAACAAGAGAGTAGACCACTCTGTGAGCAACGGTGGCTTTTCCTTTCCATTTGATGCTACCGTAACCAGACTTATGAACAGAGCCAGACCATATGTGACACCCATTATCATCGACAGTATGACGAGTAAGTGGGTCCATAGCAACAGGGCCAGGTGGGTTGCCGTTAGTTACACAAGCAACACATCTAGCCCTACGACCATCTGTTTTAACTCTTAAATCTTTATAAAACTCCTCTATAGGCTTATCTTGCTTACACTGGCGACATAATCTATTCATATCGCCAGTATATCGCAAAAATTAGTTGTCTGTTTGGGGAGTGTTCTCCTTGATGACCTTGACCTCACAGGCGTCTGTAACGCAGTAACTCTCACCAATAGCATCAGAAGCCATACCAGCGTAAACGCCAGCGAGATCGATAGGGAATAGTTTCATTACTCCCTCGCTCTCGTACTCTTCCTCGGTAATCTGTGTGTAAGGCATCTGAGGATAGACATCGCTCATCATAGGCAAGAACGAGACAGTCTTAAGTTGTCCGTCGTACATATGCAAAGCCGTACCAATAGCCTTAGCCTCTTCTGCAGGATCAAAGGAGATAGTCACAGAAACAGAGTTGTCTGACCAGTAACGTTGAGCGGTAGCAGCAAGTGCCATCTTCTCGTAAATACTTACATCTTTCTCTGATCGTTGTGCTTCACTCTTTACTGGGAAGAAAACCACAGAAGTATTTACAGGATCTTCATTGGCGGGTTCTACTCGGTAGTTAGCCATCTTGAAAAGCGGAAGCATAGGGTCAGTTGTACGGAAGCGGATTGCACGATAGAAGTACTTTCCACCAACAGTCCAGTGAACTCCTGGAGATTCTCCAGCAAGGATCGAGACTGTTCCTGATGGCTTGATGGTTGTCATCTTGATTGACTCACGAATACCGAGCCATTCAGAGTAAGACTTATCGTAAGCCTTAATAACTTCATAGCCTGAGTCCATCCATTGACGAAGAACAGGCAAGCCCTTATTGTCTGCAAAGTTAGCAACACCAGAAATAGAAGTACCAATACGGCGATTGCGTTGCATGATTGCGTTGGTTTCTTCCCAGTGAGTAGGAAGGAGAGTTACAGTCTTAGCATAAAGATAAGCGAACTTTAGTGTGCGCTTGAAGTCTTCGATGTCTGTGTGGCGGTTCAAGTAAGTCTCAACCAAAGTACAGCACTCAAATGACTCAAGTGATTGTTCTGCACATGGGTTGTAACCCGCAATGCGCCAGTCCTTGTTGTTGATTGGATCAGCAAGGCGACCATATTGACGAGAGAGATCCATCCAGATAACTCCTGGCTCTCCGTTACGGGAGATACCTTCAATGATTGGATCAAGATCTTGACCTACATTAACTTCTACAGAGTTGTTAGACATCCAGCCGTAAGCCATACGATCTGGATTCTTCTCGTAATTCTTAAGATCAAGGAACTCTTGGTCATCAAGACGACCCATGAGTAATTCTGCTGAACGACGCACATTGCCAGAGACAACGCACACACCGATCATGTTTCCAATGTCTGCGAGATCACGACGAGTAAGTAACTTACCCGCACGGCCCGTGAACATCCCAGTTACATGGTCGTGGAGTTTGATGAGCGGATCGGGACCAGCCGCAGTTCCTCCGAAGATCTTGATCGGTTCACCCGCTGGTCGGATCTTGCTGTAATCGAATACAGGCTTCTTCTGATCTGGCTTAAGGAAGGCATTGATGAGGGCTGCGGTTGATTCAACCCAACCTTCTCGTGTGTCTGGGATTTCATAGGTGTAAGTCTCTTTTGGTTCATAGATCGTAAAGTCCTTGTCTGCACCCTTGTCATCAAAGCCAACACCTACTCCAAGCATGGATGCTTCCATGAGAAAGGAAAATGGTTTTGCTGGGTCTGTCTTTGTCATCGATCCTGTTGATACGAATGCACAATTCTGTAGAGCCGCTGAGTTGCGTTGCTCATTGACGAGAGGAGTACCCATGACCCACAAGCCACGTCCTGGCGGTGTCCACTTCAAGTTCCATAGTCGGTCAAAGGCTTCCTTAGCGGATGACGCAGCCTTGGCATCTGACCAAGGTAGGCGGTTAATCTTGGCATGGTCTTTTTGCAGGGAGTACATTCCGTTGATGACTCTCTCGCAGACATCAACCCAAGTCTCCTTAGTACCATCTTCCTTCAATCGAGAATAGGTGCGAAGAAAGGTGATCTCTCCAACTGAATTGCCAGCAGCATCTCGGTACCCAAATGGGGCTTGCTTGGCCTTGTATGGAGCCACAAATTCATCGGCTAACTTGAATGAAAATTTTGTCATGTATCTACCCTATTTCTTGAATTGTTCAAATACCCCTCAATGGGTGTCCTATTGTGATGCCTGTAAACCTATCATGCACTTGTTAACTTTGTTGAGTAGTTTTGCAAAGGACAAAAGGGTAAACGCCCCTCCACCTTGATCCACGACCCTCCACTTGCTGTTATCAGATAGTACTATTCTTCAATCGACTGTTGAATAATTTTTGTAACACTATCTTCTTTTAGAGATTCAGGCAACTCACGAAGTGCCTGAGCCCTATCTCCGAAAATTGCGGAGAGCACTCCACCACTAGATTGACGACTTGCGGTGATCTGAATAAACTCTTTATTCTGATCCATCTCATTGACATTGCCCACTAGTTTAAGGAGTCGATCAATTTCTTGGGAAAGATTTGGGTCAGCATATCCGCCGTTCATTTCCTCAGCAAAGCGCATAAAAGCCACTCTCTGACCTTGCATTTCGATGATTGCGGTGAGCAAACTCTTAAGTTGATCTTTAGTTTTTACTTCTACTGGAAGGTTGAAAGCGCACTGATTATCGGGCTTGAAGGCTGGACAATTTGAAGCAACAAAGCAGGTGTTGCATTGACGGAGGGAGGTCTGTTGGGTTTGAACAACAGGAACATCACGAAGAATGTCTTTGCCGTTCTCGTCAGTTTCTACGATAGTTTTGGTTTTGAATCCAAAAACTGGTAGGTTTTGCATCTCTTCAGGGTCTCTCTGAACCACTTCAGTAGCAGATTGTTTCCGCACTTCTACATCACTGTTATCAGAAGGTACCCCCCCAAGTTCCATCATTAACCCCGTATACAAGGTGTCGCTGTTATCAGATACTTTCCCCTCTTTACCCCCATCAATGATGTGGAAGTTAGGTGATTTCTTGTCCATTGCTGACTCCATTTGCTTGTATGACCAGACCGCTACTCTAGTCGATTCGAGGGTACTATCTTGCACAAACGCCAAATAGTCCAGTCCTGCCTTGTCCACAATGGACTTGTATCGAGGTCTGGCTTGGTCTTTCATCTTCTTGGGATAACGAACTAACTTCATGCCATCCCAGATGATTGTCTCGCCCCTTCGCATTGGTGAAAGCCACGACAATGTGCTGGCAGTCACAAATGGTATCTGTCTGAGGTTGTCTGGCTTGGCGCAGCCAAGGGCGTGAAAGTTAGTTCCAAACTGATTTGAGTAGTTCCTGGTTACCGCTGCCAAGTTAGTTACTGCTTCAATCTCATCATTGGGTATGAGTACATTGGAGTGACTCTCGGCCAGGGCCCTCAAGTTAGTTAGTCCGTATTCTTGATGCCATACTACCCACAGTTTAGGGTCGTTACTGAAAAAAGATCTTTGCGCCTCTACCCATGCCTGACCTAGTACTAGGGAGTCAAACTCTTGGAAGGCTGTGGCTCTGTCTGCGTTATCCACAAGGAACTCTTGGTAGTCAGCAGCAAGGTCAAGTAACTCTTGGCGACCCAGTCCAGCCTTGTCTGCTTGGGAAGCACCCGATTCGATATAGACTTTGGTTTCTGGTAGAAAGTGTTCAGAGATCAACCACTTCTTGGTCTTAGGAAGCCCACGCTTACGGAGACCCCAATAGTTGAGCCCCATCGACTCAACTTTCATACCTTCAAGGAGAGTGCGGTTAGACCCTACCTCAGCGCCATTAAAGACTAACTCCATTAGTCTTGCCAGAGATCGACATCTTTAGGAGCAGAAGCCATTTGTGAGCGAGCAATGTTTACTCTATTGATTGAGTTCTCAATGTCGCTCCAAGCACGAACCTTCTTAGGAGCATCGGGACGCTTTTCTACAGGCTGATAGCCTGGATCAGCAACGAGCATGACAGGGATACCTTGGTTTTCAAAGACCCATGCACACATGGCTGGATCATTGCCCACATAGAATTCAACAGGAGCATGACTACGGCTGGTAATGAATTGACGGCGTTGCATATCTTCACCCTCTAAACCATAGGAGGCATCGATAAGATCGTCGTAGTTGATGATTCCATGAGAGAAGAGCCATTGCTCTGCGTCTTCCTTAGTGCGGGAAGTAACCAAAGCAACTCTGTTGTTGATATTCAATGCGTAGTAAAGCATGACTCCTGAGCGGATTGGTTCTCCAGTATCAGAACTTAGTACGCCGTCTAGTGCTAGTAAGATGTTCAAGTATTATCCCTTTGCTCGGTAAGTCGCTGCTCTCCTGATTAGTGTTTGAGTATCTGGTAGTTCAATGCCGTAAGTCTCATGTGCTTGCTGCTTGTTGTAGGTGTCTAGGTAGTCATGTAGTCTGCGTAATGCGGGGACAGTACCAAGTTTCTTACCTGCTTGCCAACGATAGTTATAAAAGTCAGAGTAACCAGCACCTTGTTGGCTAAACGCCATGCGACGTGAGGAATGAATGTCTTCAAATAGCATAGAGGCTTGTGATAGTGCCTGTTGCAAACGAAACTCAGCATTGCGTCGAGCAGCATCGTTCTGTGCTCCATGCATATCTGTCAATGCTTTGGAGTAACGAGTGATGATCTCTACAGCCATAGTGTGGTCACGTTCTGCCATTGTGTCCCATACAGGTTGCTTTGGTGCAGTAGTCTTATCTGGGAATACAGTCCACTCATTATGAGTGAGGTCGTAAGCGGCATAAGGACGAATAGTTCTAATGTCTGTTGCTCCAGGATTGACGTAGAAAGTTACTTCGTAACCATTCCAGTCTTCTGTATCTGGTTGCAAATCATTTCTAAAATCTTCATTGAGCATCTTGCTGATCTCTGTATCACCAAGTCCCATGTATTCTGGGTGAGCCTTGCGGAACTGAACGTAGTCCACTCCGATAAGAACATCTAGATCTCCTGGCTGACGAGCAGCAGACCACTGGTACGAGACCCCAGATCCTGCAAGCCAGACAGTTGTCCATAGATCAGGATGACGATAGGTTTCATTTAAGAAATCAAATAGAATGTGAAGGAGCCCATTACGAACCCAACCCTTTAGGTGAGTGCCAGAGAATAGTTCAGGATCTAATTCTTGTTCTGGGGCTGAGAAATACGAAGTAGCCGAACCTTCAATATTGACAGGTCCGACTACTCGATCTAATCCATCTGGGCGCATAGCCCTAGTTTATGGTGTTATTCAGCCTTGCGGTCTGCTAACGCCTGTGCAATACGTGCTTTTGCTTCAGCATCCTCATCCGCAGGAGTGAGTGCATTGATGACACGCTTTGCTACACGGTCTGCAAGAAGTTGTCCTTCAATGTCAGCAACGACTTCCTTGCTTGCCTGTAGAACATCGTAGACTGAGGCTACACGCTCTACTGTGATTGGCTTGATTCCTGCTGGTTGAACTACTGTTGTGCTTAGTGAGCCATCACGGTTGATAACAACAATGTAGGCAGCGTGAACAGTAACAACATCTGGAGTAAGTGTTGTTTGTACTTCTTCAGTTGCAGTAGTTTCTTCTACTGGTGTGGTTTCTTCTGTCATGGTCGTCCTTCTAGTAGTTTTTGCTTACGTTGGTTTACAGCGATAGATACTGGGCAGAAATTGCATAGGTAGGTTTTTGGACCTGCTTCGTCTTGATAACGACCCATGCCTTCAGCCTTACGTTCTTTTACAGTATTAGGGATGAGAAGTCTATCCTTACT